CTCGCGTGAGCGACGAGCCTGCCAGGCCTGGCGCCCAGCTCCGTCGTGGCTCGACCTCTCGACCCCGAAGCGCTTGAGCATGTAGAGCGCTCCGCCGCGCCTCCAGGCGTCCCGGCCGCAGGTCTTCGGCCGAGGGCACGTCAACCTTCGCTGAAAGGCCAGCGGCCCCTCCAGCTCCCCAGAGGGGAACCGTCGAGGCCGCATGGCTGCATCGCATTGGACGCAGTACTGGATGGGGTAGAGCGCCTCTCGCATCAGTAGGACAGCTTGAAGCTCTCGCCGTTCTTCACCAAGTGCGGTTCCCCATCGACCTTCACCATGCAATCGAAGGTGACGCCGTTGACGACCAGCTCTTCGAGGAGCTCGTGGGTCTTCACCTCGAGGAGCACGGGGACGCCGTCGATGCGCTGGAAGGCCTCACCGATGTCTCCCTCGATGCCGTCCACCAGGATCCGCTTGGCGTGGGTCACCTGGTAGGGGTGCCGGTCGGCCTCGGTCCAGACGATGGTGTTGCCGGAGATCCGCACGTCGGAGAAGTGGAAGCCGTTGGCCTTGGTGGCCTTCTCCCCATAGACCGTCACCGCGCCGCGGGTGGCCGCCTGGTGCTTGGCCGTGGCCCTGCCCCCGATGGTCCCGACGAAGGTGCAGTCGTCGATCCTGACGCTCGTGCCGTGCTGGGTCGCGGCCGAGACCGTGAAGTTGGACCCCCCGCCACCGCCATGCCCCACGTGCGTCCAGGAGCAGTCCTGGACCAGGCAACCGCGGATCTCGACGTGGGCCTTGTCGTCCACCGGACCCTCGTGGGGTCGGGCGACGATCTGCAGGGCCTGGCCGGAGCAACCCAGGAAGGTCGAGTCCATGATCAGGGCGACCCCGCCGAAGAGCTTCCAGTAGACCGCATGGCCGTCCACCGGCTCGTCGTCATCGCGCCGGGCCCCGATGCCCGTGAAGAGGCACCTCAGGATTGACCCGTAGAAGTGCGGGAGGACCGCCCCCCAGCAGGCCGGCCTTGACCCCTGGACCAGGACCAGGTCGTTGAAGTCGAACTGGGTGGGGTCCGGGTCGTTGGAGTAGCCCATGATCCCGGCGCGCCGGTCGCAGACGATCAGCTGGCGCTCAAGCGCGTGCCGGCCAGGGCCTTTCAGGTCGATGGTGTGCCCGAAGGTGTCCTGGTAGTTGTCGGCCACCCGGATCCGCTCGGCGCGCAGGGGGAGGCGGAGGGCCTCATGCTGGACCAGGCGGCGGTGCATCTCCATCGTTGCCAGAGTGGCATCGAAGAGGGGCGTGTCGATGGGGTCTCGTCCGCACTCCTCGAGCACCCCGGCGAGCTGGATGCGCGTGGTGTCGAGGGCGGAGAGCAGCTCGAGGGTGTCGTAGCTTCTGAATTTGCTCATGGCTAGAAGGGGGTCTCGTCGAAGGAGTTGGGGTCGGGTGTGCGGTCAGGCTCGGCGTTGGGGGTTCGCGGTTCTCGCTTCTCGCCGCCGATGAACTCCCAGTTGTCGGCCACCACGAAGAGCTTGGAGCGCTTGCCCCCGCCCTGCTTGTCTTCCCACTCGTCCAGGCGGAGCCGGCCCTCGATGAAGGCCGTGTCGCCCTTGCGGTGGAACTTGGCGAAGGCCTCGCCGCGCTTGCCCCAGACGGTGACATCCACCCAGGTCGTGCGCTCCTGCTTCTCTCCCTGGCCGTCCTTGAAGGACTCGTTGACCGCCAGGGAGAACGAACAGACGGCGGTGCCGGATTGCGTGAAGCGGACCTCGGGGTCGCGGCCCAGGTTGCCCATGACGATCACCTTGTTGAAGGAGCTCATGCTTGGGCCTCCCGCGCCAGCTTGCGCGCGCGACCCTTCCAGTACGCCACCCGGCGACGCTCGGTCTCGAGGTCGTCGGCGAGGCGCTCGGCGCGACCCCTCTGGTAGTCACGCTGCGAGACCATCCGGTCCCACGATCCACGGTCCTTCTCGAGCGCGTCCGCGATCCGCTGCAGGCACCCCACCTGCAGGTCGGGGTTCAGCAACGCGCCGTCGCGCCACCAGGACCGCTTGCTCTGCTCGACGTAGGACTTCGGGCCGTAGTCGCTGGCCATCAGGCTTCCTCCTGATCCTTCACGGCCACGAGCGGCGTTTCCCAGAAGCCCTTGGTCCAGCCGTTGCGGCCCTTCTCGAGGGCGTCGCCCACGCGGACCAGCTGGCGGAGGTGCACGGTGTCGGCGCCGCTGAACCGCATGGCGGACACCAGGCGCTCAAGGGTCTCTCCGTCGCGCTCGTTGTCCTTGCGGTCCTCGGCCGACTTCTTCCGGGACTCCTCCAGCTTCCGGTTTGCCTCCGCGGCTTCGGCTTCGGCCTTCTCCCTGGCGGCGCGGGCCTTGGCGGCCGCGGCCTCGGCCTTGGCGGCATCGGCGTCGGCCTCAGCGCGCTCCTGGGCGCGCTGGGCCTCGAGCTTCGCGTCCTCCTGGTCCTGCTCCTTCTTCTTCATGGCGGCCAGCTCGGCCCTGGCCTCGTCGGCCTCACGCTTGGCCTCATCAGCCTCAGCCTGGGCCTTCTCGATCTGTGCGCGCGCCTCGGCTCTCGCCCTCTGGGCCTCGGCCTTGGCCTTGGCGGCGGCCTCAGCGGCCTCCTTGCGCGCGGCCTCCTTGGCCTCCTCTCGGCGTTTCAGCTCCGCGGCCTCGGCCAGAGCACCTTCGAGGTACTCCTCCCACTCCTCATCGTCCAGGGCGCCGACCTCGTCGGTGTTGTAGTGAAGGCCCATCTCCTGGAGCGCCCTGTAGCGGGCGCCGATCTTCCTCTTGAGCTTGCGGGCCTCCTCGGCCGCGCGGCGCTCGAGCTCCTCGGCCACCTTCTCCTCCTCGGCCAGGAGGTGCTCCTCGATGGGTAGCATCAGGCCAATGATGCGCTTGGCCTCGTTGTCCACGCGCTTGCCGTATTCGAGGGACTCAGCCTTGAGCTGCTTGCGCTTCTTCTCGACGGTGGTGCGGAGGTTGCGCATGTGGAGGCGCGCCTTCTTCACGACGGCCAGGCCCTCCTTGTCCTCGGGTCCGTCGGCCTCGAGGGGGAAGTAGAGCTCGCCAAGCTCCGCGATCTTCGCGTCTGCCACGTCGTACTGGGCCAGGGCCTCGGTGACCATCTGGTTGAAGTTGGATTCCTCGGGGGACTCGGCTTGGTTCTGTGTCTCGGTCTGCATGGGTTACTTGGTGTTGGGGTTCTTGGGGTCGGTGAGCTGATACTCGAAGATGCCGGAAGAGGCTGGCTCGCGCCTCCGACGTTCCACGTGGTGGTTGCCAAAGGCGTCCTTGCGGAAGTCGCGCAGGCGAGCGCCGATCCCGCCTTCGCTACCTTGGACCTGGTGGTCGATGACGCACTCGGTCTGGATCTGGCGGTAGGTCCGCCACTTGCCGTCGATCATCACCTCGTAGACCGCCCGGGCCAACTTGGCCAGGCGCTCCTTGTCGAGGCTGGGATCGTAGGTCTTGCCGGCGAAGAGGTCGGCCTGGTGGGTGCCATGGCCGCTCACGACTTGGCCTCCTCGGGCTCTTCGCGCACTTGGTCGCTGACCCAGCGGAGCAGCTCGTCCAGGGTCGCGGGGACCGCGTGGGCCTTGCGGCCAGGCCGGGCCTCGGTCACGTGGCGGATGTTGGAGTGCCGGAGCCACCGGCGCATGGCGCGCCAGGGCTTACGGACCTGGGTGATGGACCCGCCGGGCTCGAGCACGAGGATCGTGAGGTCGCTGTAGACCTGGGGGGCGCCGCGGAACCGGCGGTGGCTGGGCGCGAACTTCGGGGCCCAGGGCCGCCTCTTGTCGTAGAGCCTCCACCCGTTAGCGTAGGCGCTCTGGACCTCAGGGACGATCTTGATGCCCTGGGGTGTCTTGGGGCTTGGGGGGCTGGGGTCGTCCTTGCGGACGGCGAAGAGCACGCGGCTCTTGTAGCTCTCGGTGATCTGCATGGGTTACTTGGGTCTGGGGTCTCGGGAAGCCCCCTCGAGTAGGTCGAGGTAGGCGCGGGTCTCGATCCAGGGGTGGCCTGGTGTCGAGTGGATCTCTTCATGGCAGGCGCGACAGACAGCGAAGCCGTTGCGTGGATCGTGGAGCATGGGGTGGCCGACGCCGCGGCCTCGCGGACAGATGTGGTGCGGGTCGTCGGCCTTGGCCTGGCGGCAATACTCGCATCGGTGGTTGGCAGCGGCCAGGACGAGCTCGCGGAACCGGCGGGAGGCGCCGACCTCGCGCAGCTTGCGCGCGCCGACAGACTTTAGGCGGGTGATCCGGCGCAGACGTTTGATGCCGCGTTGGATGGGGGAGCGCTTCACAGGCCGAGTTCCTGATCCGATAGAGTCATGCAAAAGGGCGCGCGGTCCGGTTCTTCGATCCTCACGTCCCACCGGCCATTTTGCCTGTTGAACCGAAGCAGGCGCACTCTCCCCACGTTCGGGACTTCGACCAAGTTGCCGCTCTTAGCTGCAGCCATGCGCTGGTCTCCCGGCCGGGAGACCTCGCTCTCGAAGAGGGGCGCGGGCTCCCGGCGGCCTTGGGTCTGGAGCGCATTCCAAGCCGCCAGCGCATTCCGGTAGCCTTCCTCGCTATGGGGCAGGGGGGAGGGGCTCTCGGTGAGCGTGACCTCGCGCAAGGGCTTGTACTCGTAGCCAGAGAACTCCACCTCGCTCCGGCTCCTGAGCCTTTCGGTGACGCCGGGCACGGTGCACAGACCCTGGAACCGCACCTTGACCAAGGCGCCCTTCTTGGCGTCCTCGAGGGCGAGCGCGCAGCCGGCGCGGTCGATCACGCCGGCTACGGTCGGCTTGGGTTTGGGCTTGTCCGGTGCGACGGCCACCCGTCGGAGGGGCTCGGTGCGGACCTCGGCGTTCCGGGGTCTTTCACCATCCTTCTCGCGCGGTTGGGCCAGGCGCACGGCGATGCCGACCAGGCCGATGGCGATGCTGGCGGAAGTAGCGATGAGCTCGGGGCTCCAGATGATGTTCATGGCGCGGCTTCTGTGTCGGTGGGGGCGGGGGGGATGATGTTCGGGTCCAGCGTGAACGGCTCAACCAGGGGCGCACGCTCCGCAGCAAGCGCCTCGGTGGCCTCGGCAAGCTGGCGGCGGGCCTCGTCGCGCTCGCGCTCGGCGCCCATGCGTAGTTCATGCGGGGTGCGCCCATCGTGCCGCCGCACGGTCACGATGTACTCGGCGGCGGTGTCCTTGTGCAGCATCCGAGTCTCGACGTAGTTCTCGGCTGCATGCTCGTCGAGGATGCGAGCGTAGATCGAGCCCATCAGCGCGAACAGGGGATGCTCGACCATCAGAGCGCCGTCCTTCAATCCCAGCACGTTCACGTCCCCGTCGATCACACCTTGTAGGTGGCCGTTGTGGCGCTCCAGGTCCTCCACGATGGCCAGGAGGGCGTCGGCGTTGCAGTCCTTAGTGTGCCCGTCCACGTCAATCGAGCGACCGCATAGATGGCATACCCGCGTTCCGCATGATGTGGCCCACTCCAGCAGCGCCCGCGCCTCGTCGGTGCGGCTCATCGCCACCACCATCCGTCTCGCATCTGGCCGTGACCGCACTTGTCGCACGACCAGAGCCCACCTCCAAGATAGACCCGCCAACGGGGCCAATGACAGCGCATCAGCAAGTGGCACCCACCTCGGATCAGTCGCTCGATCATCGGTCCCCTCCCAGGCCAGCGGCCCGCGCAGCGGCAGCGAGCGCATCGTCTAGGCGCTGGCGAGCGACGGATGTGTTGTTGATGACGCTGCACCGGGCGCAGGGCGGCCCGTCGTACTCGGTGTCGTCATCGCAGCACTCGAACCCCTCGTCGTTCTCGTAGGCGCATTCCGACGACTCGACAAGCGCGTCGAGGGTCTCATGGCTGGGGACCTTTCGGTCAAGTCCCTGCAGGACCTCATCCCCCGCCGCGACCTTGGCCCGCAGGGGCTCGGCTTCGCGCTCGGAGGCCATGACCAGATTCCCAAGCCGCTCGACCTCTGCGCGTAGCTGGTCGTTCTCCACGATCAGGTTGTCGTAGGCTTCGTCCTTGCCCTTGAGGTAGCCCTTGAAGCGGGCCAGCTCTGCGCGTAGCTCGGCCTCGGTGGCGTCGGCCTCGGCGGCGATGGCGGGAATCGACTCCTGGATGCACCCTGGAATATGGCGGCCGCGTAGACCGCAACGGTCGCACTTGTCGGTTCCCGCGCGCATTGGCAACAGCTCCCGCACCCTCTCCTCGAAGGACTGGCTCATCGGGGGTCCTCCTGGGGTTTCGGCGTACCGCAGGCCGTGCAGTACTCGTTGGTGGTCGTGTCGTACGGTAGTGGAGCGAACGTGGTCCCGCCGCAGGTCCAGCACTTCATCGGGGGGCCTCCAGGGAGCAACTGGGGCAGTCATCGACCAGCGGGAATACTTCGCCGCCGGGCTCATCGAAGCACACGCGCCCCTTGATAGGAACCTCCCCGCTACCCCCGCACTCCCCGCACGGGGCGCTGGGCTCGGGGGCGCGGAAGGTGCCGGGGCAGCGGCCCCGGATACGCTGGAAGTCACAGGGGGAACCCTCGCGCTCGCTGATGTTGTGCCACCCACAATCGGTGCAGTAGATCGGCCACGGGTGAGAGCCATCTGGGTCCTGGCTGTCGTGGTGGTCATGGTCCCGCCGTAGCGCCTTGATGCGCTCGACGGTGTGGCGGGGCTTCGGCTCCTCCGGGGCGGGCAGCCCCAGGCGTCGGGCGACCTCTGCCCAGTCAACGTAGGGGCGCTCCCCCTCGACTTCGATCAGCGGGCACCCCAGCGCAGCGTCGTCGATGTAGACGTGGCAGTAGGCCTTCGGGCTCGTGGTCCAGGAGTCTTGGTCTGGGTTCCGCTGGACGCCGTACAGGTCGATCCCGTGACCCTTGAACCAATCCACCGCGTCCTGGAGCTTGTCGCCGGAGCGCATCGTCCAGAGGATCAGGGCATCCCCCCGGGCCACGAGCGCTCGCAGCGTGTTGACCGCGTGGGGCACGTCCTCCCCGACGGCTGGGTAGGCGTGGCGGACCACGGTGCCGTCAAAGTCGATGCCGTAGGCGTGGTTTTGGTAACTCATGCCTGCTCCTCCGGGGCGGCGGGCTTGCCGTGGACCGGGCACAGGTGCGCCAGTCGGTCGCAGTCGGCGCATTGGACCGGAGGCTCGGGCTGCTCGCCCCCAGGTCGGCACCGTGGACACGGAATGGGCATCCGCGAGCCTGACTCGCCCCGGCTCCGGTGGCGCTGCCCTGTAAACGGGCACTCCCAGGCTGTCCCCGGCTGGTTGGGGTCGCACGAACCGCACGGCTCCACGACCTCCATCACCCCGTCACAGTCACCGTCATGGCAGGGGCCTACGTGGTTGTCGTCACGCATCCGGCAGACGGTACAGCGCCGCTCGGGGAGGGTTTTGGACTCGGAGCAGACCGTGGGCTGCTCGCCCCCGGCGTCCACGGGTCCGCAGATGTCGCACAGCCATACCTGGGTCTTCCGTTCGCGCTGCTCGCTGATGGTGAAGCCGGGGTGTGGCCGCGTGGCGGGGCAGTCGCAGCAGGCGCACTTGCGCCCCTCGGGCTCGTCGGCGTCCACGGGGCGATACGGCTCAGGCATGATTCGCGCTGTCACGTCAGCCATCGCCACCGCGAAGTCCTCGGTTGCCTCAAGGTCGGCAAGTTCGATCAGTGCCCGCTGAAGCGCATCGACGTGCCATTGGAGGTGAGGGTCCACGGGCTTCGGGGTGTCGGCGTCCAGGCGGGCCAGGGCGGCGTCGAGGGCGCGGATCATCCCGAAGGTCAGGGCGCAGTCGCCCTTCACCCCGGCGGCAACCGCGTCGCCGTCGGGCCACGCCTTCATGGTGTCCCCGCCGAAGTCCGCTTCGAGTGCGTCGCGCAGGGGCTTCAAGGAGCGCAGCGCCTCGACCAGCCCCCGATCGCGCTCGGCCAGGGCGTCGTACCTCTCCATAAGGGCGCAGTAGTCGAACTGGTTTGCCCGCTCGCGCTCGGCGGACTCGCGGAGGTGCTGGGCTGACGCACGGATTAGGGCCACAGCCTCCTGGTTCGTCATGTCGAGTGCGGCCTCAGGGTCACCCCAAAGGAAGTCGGCGCACTCCTCGCGGCTCGGTGTCGGGTTACTCATGGGCTTGCTCCAGGTGTTGGGGGCACTCCTCTGCCCCGCAGTTGGAAATGGTGAAAGACGCGAACACGATTGCGATGATGCCAAGCATCAGCGCGATCTCCTTCGGGGTGGCTGGGCGGCTAGGCTTCATCGGAGTGGCCCTCCGCAGCGGCCGCGGGTCGCCGGCCATTGACAGGTAAGGCCCACCCGACTGGGGAGATCGGTTCGGCCGCACCAGCGGCAGTAGGAGTCGCGCCTGGTGGCCCGGACGGATGAGCCGTCCGGGCCGGGTGGGACGGCAGCTAGAACTGCGCGCCCACGGTGCCGTTGTCCAGGCCCTGGGCCATCGTCGGCTTCGGGCGGCAGCTCGAGAGGGCTACCAGGACGAGTGCGGCCAGGATCACTCCCAGCGTCTTCTTGTTGGCCATCGTTGGCCTCCGGGGTAACACCCCGACGACCATCGCCGGGGGTGTGCGAAACGAGGTGCAGGTCGTACAGGCTCATCTTGTCCTCTTCGTGCTATGCAGGGCCAGGAGGCCTCGCTGGGTCAGTAGGTAGTTCCGAGACCGGTTTGGGCCGGTGCGATGGAGGTGACCGCGCTCAACAAGGATCCGAAGGTGCTCGTGCACGGTCGGCCGGCTCACGCCCAGCTTCGCGGCGAGCTCGGCCATGGTGGGGGAGAGCCCGGCCTGGCGGCGGTGCTCGTGCACTCCGCGCAGGACCTCGAGGCCCCGCTTGGTCGGGGGGAGCTGGCCCGGTGCATCCAGGCCCTGCAGCTCGGCCAGGGCCACCTGGATCTCTGCCTCGGGGAAGAGCCCCCGATCCATGGCTAGGCGGAGCAGTTTGATCGCGGTGCGGGTCTTGATGGTCCTCATCGGTCTGTGTCCTCCCGGATGATCCGGGCGATGGCTTGGTGGGCCCTCCAGGCAGCCACGTGCCTGGGGTCGCTCTCTAGGAAGCTCGGCTCTTTCCAGGGGATGCCGGCCTGGTCTAAGGCTTGGGAGCAGGACCCCTCGCCGGCGCGGGCGGACTCGATCACCCTGGAGAGGGGCGGGGCACCCGTAGCCGCGGACTCCAGGACCCGGATCAACTCGGCGGCCATCTCGTTCACCGATGGCCACCGGGTAGACCCGGCCGCGAGCAGGCGCGCCACGGTCCTCCGCCAGACCGCCAAGGGAACATCGGCCCCTCCGCTGACTCCCAGGACCTGAGTGGCCCACGTGCGCTGTGCGGCTTCCCCAGCGCGCACCAGGCGCCCGCCGGTGAAGCGCGAGCTAGCCAGGGCCGCGAGCTCCCCCGCCAAATCCAAAGAGGAAGCCCCCCTGGCAAGGGGGGTTGGGGGGTAATTCTCCTTCTCCTTCTCCTTCTCCTTACATGGGTCTCCGCCGGCTGACTTGGAAGAGTCTTCCGAGTGACTTGGAAGACTCTTCCGAGTGGGATTAGGTGGCTTGGTGGGCTTGGGAGGGGACTTTTTGCCTCCGCGTGACCTGGCATCCCGCTCTTCGGTGGCGCGGGAGCGCTCGACCTCGAGGCGCCGGTTCCGCATGCGGCCGTCCTCCTTCATCGAGAACGCGCCCATGAGCGGCCAGCGCCAGGCCTCCGCAAGCTCGTCGGGGGAGACCATGGCCAGGAGGGCCAGCTCGTCCGGGTCATCGGGGAGGCCGTCCTCGACCCAGGACCGGAAGAGGAGGGTGCAGTAGATCCCTCGCTGGGCGGCGCTCATGCCGGCGAAGCGCGCGCTGGAGAGCACGTCCTTGGGGAAGAGCTTGAACCAAGGGTAGTTCTCTGGGGTCCAGGAAGTGGTCATGTGCTAGTGTTCGTTTGTCGCTCTGCATGGGTGGCAGGCCGGCCCCGGGAGGCGAGCTCCGGGAGCCGGCCGCTCTTCTACTCGGACTTGCCCCAGAGGTCGTCCAGGGTCTCCGGGCGCTCCTGGGTGGGCTCGGAGGCCTTCTCTTCCTTCGGACCGTCGCCCTTGGCGAAGAACTCGCTGGGCTCGGCGTTGCCCTGGAGGATCGACTGGAAGACCTCGCGCAGGCGCATGACGCTCTCCGTGGAGACCTCGCCCACGTACTCGAGCAGCTGGTCCTTGGTGACCCCGAAGCGTTCGAAGGCGCCCGCGGCCTTGGTGAAGGCCACCATGGGGTCCAGCTCCCGGGCCCCCTCCCGCCGCGTCCGCTCGGCCTCATGGAGGCACCTGTCGATGATGCCGTCGGGTATGAGCTCGAGGATGGCGTTCCGCTCGAGCTTGGCTCCGCGGCGCGCGATCAGCTCGTCCAAGTCCCGCTCGTTCGGCTCCTTCCAGTAGGTGTTCCCCTGGCCGTCCTTGCGGGGGATCTTCTTGTTGAATCGGGCCTGCTTGGTCACGCGCCGGCCGCTTTCCAGGTCCCAGGCGAAGCCCTCGATGTGCACCTCTCGATCATCCTGGGAGAGGACCTTGGTGCCGCTGTCGATGTGCCCCCAGACCCGGGCGATCTCCCGCGCCAGGCGGACGCTGGGCCCGGTCAACTCCTCGTTCCCTCTGGGGAAGCGCCACGTCGCGCGCTCGGCCTGCAGGGGGTCCTGCATGGCCTTCAAGGCTCGCTTCTCCGCCCGATCCTCGTCCCGGGGCTGCATGATCGCCAGCTCGCAACGTGCGCGGGCCAGGGCGACGGCCTCGGCAGACCTCGACTCATCGTGCACGGCCTGAACGGCCGCGGCTTGTGGTTGAGGGACAAGGCCGCCCCCGCCTCTGAACTGTTGGCTTCCCATGGTCACTTCTCCAGGCCTTTGCGGCGCAGCATGCGGAAGGGCCCGTGTGGCCCCTCCTGGGTCTTGAACGAGTAGCGGAAGTGGCCCGGCATTTCGAGGAAGGTCGAGTCCCGGATCGTCTTCTTGATGCCCAGCTGGAGCACGGCCACCCTGGCCTCGGTCTCCTTGAGCAGGGACTTGGCCGCGACCAGGTCGGCGTCGGTGCGGAGCATCCTCGAGGTGAGCTCGTCGTCCTCGTCGGTCGAGAGCGTGAGGCACTCCCCGTTGTCGTTGGGGTGGAGCTTGGTCCAGATGTCCAACTCCCAAGGGCGCTGGATCTCGGGCTCCTTCCCGCCTACGACGTTGTCGCGCCAGAAGCGGGAGGCGCGGTCCAGGAGCCAGTTGGCCTTGTCGGCCTCGAGCCCGTAGTCGTAGGTCAGTTGGCGCTGGCCTCCGATCAGGCCCGTGACCGCGAACCATTCCACGCCGGCCACGGCCGCGTTGTAGGCGCCCTGGACCTGGTGGTAGAGGGGAGCCTGGTCCTGCCACTCCTTGAGCCCGAAGTAGTTGGTGGTCTTGGCCTCGACCACGCCGGGCCCATCATGGGCCACTTGCTCCTCCAGCCAACTCACCGGGGTCCAGGCCTCGTCCATGTCGTCCGGGGTCATCAGGAGGTGCGGCTGGTCGGTAAGCGTGAGCATGACCTTGGGCCCGTCGTCGTGCTGGAGTTGCAGGAGGGTCCGGCCCTCCATGGCCCAGCGCTGGCGCATCAGGGGCACCCGACCGGTGCGGCGGTGGTACTCGCCCAGGACGACGGGCTCGAGCACGTTGCCCCAGTAGACCTCCTCGCGGTGGCCCAGGTCCTTCTCGTCAAGCCGACCGGTCTTCACCCCCCAAACCTCGAGGGCGGACTTGAAGGGGTGGACCCCCAGGATGGCGGCCATGTCGGTGCCGGTGATTCCGCTCCGGCGGCGCGCGAGCCACTCACTCATCGGAGCCGGCCTCCCGCGCCAGGCGCTCGGTCTCCTCGTCGCAGGCGGCGGCCAGGTGCCCGCCGGGCTCGGCCGCTACGTCGTCCAGCGGCACCCCGCCGGTCCCGGGGATGGTGTTGCCGTCCTCGTCCACCGTGGGGAAGCTGTCCTCCATGTTGGGGAACCAGGGGAGCGCGGCCTGGCGTAGCTCCTCGATCTCGGGCTCGTCGTCCTTGGTGACCATGACGCCATCGTGGCCGGGCATCCAGCCCAGGACGGCGGCGACCGCGTTGGCCAGGCGCCCCACTTGGGCGCGCTCGCTGTACTCGGTGTCGGTCTCGACGTGCTGGAGATGGATCCCCCAGGGGTCGAAGGGCAGCTTGGTGCTCAGGCTGACGCGCCGGCGGTCGCCCCGCCTGTCGAGGCCCGGGTCTCGGCGGGGCCCCATGACGACCAGGTCCCAGGTCACGTCCAACTCTTCCAACTCCCCCTGGGGGTCGAGGTCATGGATGGTGGCGTCAACGAACCCATGGGTTCCGCTGGGGACTGTGACCGATCTGTACGTGTTGGGTCCGTTGCGGCCCTCGACGGTGAGGTCGTGGGTGAGGTCGTGGGTGGCGATGACGTGGAAGCGCTTCTTCATGGTCTTGGGCATGGGTGGTTGAAGGGTGCCCCTCCCCCCGGAAGGGAATCCGCTCGCGCCGGGCAGGGGGAGGGGCGTTGTCAGGAGCGCCCGGCGCGCGGTCGGCTAGTCGTCGTAGAGGGCGGAGTCGTCGGAGTCGTCGGGGAGCAACGGCTCCTCCGGCAAATCGTCCTCGTCCTCGGGATCAGGCTCAGGCTCAGGGTCGTCGCCGCGGGCCGCGAGCTCGGCCTTGTACTCGGGGGTGGTGTCGGTGAGGAACTTGGGCACCTCCGGCGGCTGGTAGAAGGAGAGCGTGACGCGGCCGAGGCCCTGGCCGTCGTTCGCGTTCACGCCGTTGGCGAGCTGGGCCTCCTGCTTCTTGGTGAGGGTGAGCTTGACGGGGGAACCGGAGGGCCAGTCGGCCCGGATGTAGGTGGTCATGGCTATTCGCGGGGGTCAGAGGGGAGTTTCATCACCGGCTTCCAGGCCCGGAGGTCGAAGCCCTCGAGCTCGACGGTGACGTGCATGTCGATCAGCTGGAACAAGAGCCCACGGTCGGGGTCCTCGATGGGAATGCCGGAGTGCAGGTTGGCCATCACGACCTCGCCCACCTCGCAGCACGCCGGGATCAGCGCGCCGTCCTGGATCATGCCCGGGCCGACGGCGACCACTTTGCAGGGGGTGATCGAGCCGGGGTCATTCAGGCTCTTCCCGTCCAGGCCCTCGATCAGGGTGGTCTTCTCGTAGGGCTGGACGAGCACGTAGCTGTGCTTGGGTTTGTAGTTCATGGGGTTGGGAAAGGGGTGCGGCCCCCGCGGCGACGCGCCTCGAGGGTGAAGGGTGCCGGGTGCCTCCTTCGTTCCCCTTGCGGGGCCCGCGGGCTCATGCCGCCCGGCGGCGACGCTCGTTACGTGGAAGGTGGGAGGCTTCGGGGCCCAGCGGCCTCCCGGCGCTGGATAACGGGCGCTCGCGGAGCCCTGCCCCTAGCCCTCGGCGTCGTCCTTCCCCCCCCGGGGTTCTACGACGCTAGGGATGCGTTCGGTGGCGCGACAGGTCGCGTAGCCCAGGAGGGCCAGGACCACGCAGCCAAGCAGGCACAGCAGGTCAACCAGCATCGGGCCCCCCCTCCTGGACGAGGTTGGCAAGGGCGTCAGCGACCTCGTTGCCGTCATCGAGCAGGTTCGGGTCGTAGAGCCCATACCTGTCCTGGCAACCCTTCACCCGCCGCAGGACCTCCCTCGCTTTGAGGGCGTAGGCCAGCAGTCCGGGGGCGGCGGAATCCAGGGCGGTGTGCGGCCAGGGGTACGGCTCCACCCCTTCTAGGGCGTCAAGGTCAGGGTAGAGGGAAGCGGGGCTACTGGTCATGTCGGGCCTCCACGGCTCGGTCGATGGCGGCGAGGATGGCATTGGCGGTTTGCTCAAGAGCGGTGGCGCAGCGTTCCAGGTCGGCCCCCGTGAGGTTCACAGTTTCGGGTTCGACGAGGCTCCCGACCATGGCGTCCAGGCGGGCGCGGTAGGCGCTGTCATCCTTCTGCTTGAGGATGGCGATGTAGTCTTCGCGGGTGAGATCAGCGGGCTTCTTCATCTTTGCTCTCCAGGGGGTAGGGGTTGTCATCGTGGGACACGAGTTGGCGGCGGATCGTGGCACCTTGTAGAGGGGGGCGGGGCTACTGGTCATGTCGGCACTCCCCGCACTTGAGCAGCGGGTCCAGGTAGGTCCGCCTCACGTAGGTGGCCACGTCCTTGGCTCGCTTGTCGGAGAGCTGCAGGCCGGTGAACTCGCGGGTGAGCAGGGCCGCGGACTCGTCGCATTGGTGTGCCGCCGCGATCAGGTGCACGGTGTTGAGGCCGGGGAAGCTGTGCATCTTGAGGAACTGCTTGCAGGCCTTGGCGCGGACACCCGGCGGGGTTAGGTTCATGCCCAGCTGTAGCGCCAGGCTGGCTCCAGGGGGCAGGGTGTGGCTCTCGTTGTGGAACTCGGCGTGGGCCTCGGCGTGAGTGCGGAGGGCCATGTCGGCCGCAGGATGCTTCTTGAGCCAGCGCTTGGCGCGACGGTCGGAGATTGCCTGGGCGAGCTTGTCGGGTACTTGCATGGGTTCGTAGGTGGTTATCGCCGGCTGGCGGCGTTCTCGGCTCGGAGCAGGGTTTGGCCAGCCTCGAAGCCGGCCATGTAGGCCGCGACGTAAGCCGCACCCTGGAGTTGTCGTAGGTCCTCGGTGCGCGCCTGTACTTCGGCCAGGTACTCTTCGGCCAAGGACACGGCGCCGGCGCATGTGCCGTCGCTGAGACCCGCGAGGAACCCCCTAGTGAGGTTCACTCCCGCGTCCTCGGCCGTGCGCTTGATGGCTTCGGCGTTGACGTGGGGGGCGATTTCGACCTCCACGCCAACGAGGATTCGGTGGATCATGTTGGGGGCTGGTTGCGGTAGGCGCCGATCAGGCACCCCAGGATGGCGGCGAGGAGGATCCAGTCCACGGGGTCCTTGAGGAAGGTCTTGGGGTCTCGACGCTTCGGCTTCATGCGAAGAGGCTCTCCTGGCCAGGCCGCGCCGCCCTGGTCTGCTCGACCATGAGGTGGCCGGGGCCGTTGCCCTCGGGGTCCATGGAGACCTCGACGCGGATCTCCACGCCGTTGGGCTTGGTGAGCACGAGGACGGGCCAGACCTGGCCCATGGCTTCGTCCATGCCGAGCTCGATGCGGATGCAGGCGTGGCCGGCGAGAGGTTGGAGGTGGCGGTCGAGGTACTCGACTTCGCGCTTCATTTGGGGATTCATATTCACTCCTGACAGGGAATGGGGGTTCACCTAGATCATCGGCTTCCGGCCCGCGGAGGTCTACCGATGTCAGGGATTTATTCGTCTAGTCTCTCTCGGCCGGGAACTCCCGATCCGTCCCCGCCCTTGACGTTCGGATCTCGGGGCCCTACTCCTGTAGCGAAACCCTACACCTGTAGCGATTTGCTACACCCTTCCGCCCATGCCTGGAATCACCCCCCTCGCCCCCCAGTACGTCTTCGACGTGCGCGACTACGGAGCCCGCGGCGACGGCTCCACCGATGACTCCGCGGCGATCCAGGCCGCCATCGACGCGGCGGGGGTGAGTGGTGGGGTGGTCCGCCTCCCTCGAGCCACCTACCTGATCGGGGCGGGCCTCACGGTGGACTTCGACGACGTGACGATCCTGAGTGACCACGCCACGATCACGACGACCGCGGACGTGGAGATGCTCCGGCTGGGCGGCCCGGACCTCTCGAGCGCGGCCACCTACAAGCGCAGCCACGTCAAGGGCCAGCTCACCCTCTCGGGCGCCGGCGCCCTGGCCACCTCGAACTCCGGCCTGGTCATCCGAAACGCCTCCTACTGCTCGGTCCAGGGGCTCCGGGTGGAGGAGTGCGGTGGCGCGGCCCTCCTGATCGACGCCTACGGCCGCGGCACCCAGTACAACGTGGTCCGCAACGTGGACCTGGAGAGCAACCACGGGGGCAGCTACATCGTCCTTCGAGCTCGAGCGGCCGGCGGGTACTGCAACGACAACCAGCTCGAGGTGGTCCGCTCCCACGACAACGCCGAGGGCTCGCTCCTCCACATGCGCCTGGTCGGCGGGGCCGGGTCCGATGGGGTGAACGAGAACCAGTTCAACCGGATCGCGGTGGAGAGCCTCACGACCACGGACACCCTCCTGAGCCTCGAGGGCGACAACTCGGGGGGCGGCTCCACGGGCTTGGTCCAGGCCAACGTCTTCAACGGCCTGCGCCTGGACGGGACGGCCGGGAGCCCGGGCACCAACACCCTGGTCATCGACGCCGACAGCCCCGCCAACATCTTCCTGGGCGTCACCTTCGACGGGGAGGCCCCCACGGACGCCTCGGGGAGCTCCCTGGTCATGGGCAACCGTGGCAGCCTCAACGACCCCTACATCCGGCTGGGCCACGCCGGCCTGGGCGGTGCAGACGGCTACGAGATCGCGGTGCTCACCAACAGCTCGGCGCGCGAGCTCACCTTCCAGGCCGAGGACGGTTCGGGCGCGGTGCGCTTGCCGGCAGGCACTCGGGCCTTCTTCGGAGACCCGGACGGCGGGGACGTGGCCCCTCTCGAGCTGGACGAGGACCAGGTCCTTCTCCGCACCCTGAGCACCGAGGCCATCGGAGCCGGCCCCCGCATCAAGTTCGAGGGGGACTTCTCGAGCTCGGGCGACCAGGACAGCGTCACCCTCCAGCAGATCGCCAAGGGGACCGCCGCGGCCATCCTGCAGCTCACCGGCGGCCTCAAGATCACCTCCGGCATCGAGGGCGGCCTGGTGGTCAACGAGGACGGGGCGGCCGTGGACACCCGCATCGAGTCGGACACCCTCACCCATGCGCTGTTCGTGCGCGGCAGCACGGGCAAGGTGGGCATGAACACCTCGAGCCCCGACGAGCAGCTGGACGTGGGGGACGGCAACATCGTCCTCACCAGCACTGCGGCCGTGACCTACGGCCTGATCCTGCAGCGCAACGGCGCGAGCATCGGCCGCATCGACACGGGCTCGAGCTACCTGTCGATCCAGGCGGACGCCGGCGGGAACGGGGTGCTGATCGAGAGCGCCACCGCCGGGGAGATCGCCCGCTTCCTCGAGGCCACCGGCAACGTGGTCTTCAACGAGGGCGGCGCCGACCACGACTTCCGGGTCGAGGGCGCCAACGAGACTCACCTCCTGAACGTGGACGCCGGCCTGGACCAGGTGCAGGTGGCGAGCACCCGCTTCAAGGGCCCGGCCGTCCAGGACACCCAGAGCGACACGAGCTCCACGGGGACGGTCACCATCGACTGGACCACGGGGAACTACCACGAGATCACCCTCACCGAGGCAACGACCTTCACCTTCACGGCCCCCACGGCCGCGGCTCACTTGACCCTCAAGATGACCCAGGACGCCACCGGGGGCTGGGCGGCCACGCTCCCCACCCTGGGCTGGGGCGATGGGATCACCCCTCGATGGAGCACGGGGGCCAACGACGTGGACCTCCTCTTCCTCTTCTTCGACGGCACGAGCTACCACGCCTCGGCCATGGTCAACAGCGAGCAGACCTAGGTGGCTGTCTTCGCCGAGCACGGTTTCCAGGAGTGCGTGGGCAACACCACGGCCACGCTCACGGCCTCGATCCCCGACTGGGTCAACCGGGCCTTCGTGCTCATCTGGCCCACCGACAAGAACACAGCGACCTCCACGGCCAACTACTACACGGCCAAGTGCTCGCTCACCGGCCCGTCCAGCCTCTTCATCGAGGTCACCGGCTCGACCGGCACCCCCAGGACCAGGGTGGGCTACTGCGTGGTCTGGTGCACCGAGGACGAGTTCTACTCCGAGCATTACTCGGGCAGCATGACGGCTGGCGAGACCACGCCGGCCAGCGACCCGGCGCTCACCTTCGACTTCGCGGACGCCTCGAGGCGCATGCTCACCTGTGACGTGGAGGCCCTCTCGGCGCTCACGTCGAACCAGGTCTACGCCACGGCGGAGTTCAACGGCGGCCAGGCGGTGGAGGTCATCCGCGGCGCATCGGGCGGGGCTATCGAGTTCTCCGGCTGGGCGGTCTACTGGCGCGCCGAGACCGGGGTGGAGGTGGTCACCGGCGAGCGCGACCTAAGCGGCACGATCCAGAGCGGGGTAACCACGGTCCACGGGTCAAGCGTGAGCGACGCCTCCCGCCTGGCGCTCTTCCAGAGCTTCCGGCATGAGGTCGCCGGCCTGGAGCAGACCAGCATCGCCTCCTATCTGCCAGCGGGCACCACGATCTGGTGGGAGCGGTACGACCAGAATACGAGCTACCAGAGCTACGGCCGATGGTGGGTGGTCGCCTTCCCCACCGGCGGAGCTGCAGGCCAGCACGTGCGCCTCAGCTCAATCATCAGCGGGGCGGCCACCGCGTCCCTGGCCTTCTCCGCCATGGAGCTCGAGCGAACCATGCTCACCGAGGTCTCATTCAGCTGCAACGGCACCGGGACGGCCCACCCCCGCGACCGATGGCAGGCCTACCTTGACAGCACGACATCCCTGGCCCTCGAGCGTTGGTACAGCGGCCAGGCGGCCGAGGCTGCCGCGGACGTGATGGACCTCGGAGACTGGCGCTTCCACCGACAGCCACACGCTGCCGGCCGTTCCTTTTGACCTCCAACCCAGCAGACCCCATGACTACCGATCCGACCCTGTCCCTCACGCCCGACCCTGACCTCCCGGGGAGCTACATGCCCGAGCCCGTCACGGGTGAGACCGCTCACGAGTGCCCCGACGCGCCCACCCCCGAGGAGGTTGCCAGCGGCGAGCTCGTGGCCGATGTCCTGGCCGGCCCGGACCAGCATCTCGCCCAGGCCCAGGCCCAGCTCGAGGCCATGCAAGCCGAGGACCCCCAGCGCAACGTGGCCAAGGCCATCGACAAGATCGGCCAGGCCCTCTACTGGCTGGGCCAAGACGCCGCGCGGGAGGCCTAGCATGGAAAAGACCCTGCACAACAGCACCGTGGACGCGGCGCGCGACAACGTCCCCGACCTCACCGTCTACGGCGACGGCGACACCTTCCTCCTCCTCTGTAAGGCCTCGAGCAAGGCCGAAGGCTGGATGAAGAGCACCAAGGCCATGGAGATCCCCGGCGTGGGGTGCGTGGTCCAGGTCACGACGCAGCAGGGTGGCCGTGTGGCGGAGGCCCTGACCTTCGTTCCTGGCGTCACCATCGTTTGCGCCAACGGCGTGGACACCTCGGAGGGCCGCGTGCTCATGTCCATGGAGCTCGCCTAGCATGGGATCGCTCGAGGACTTCATGGAGCTCATGGACGCCCAGGACCTGACGCACTCTCCGACGCCCGACCGGCTTCGTGAGGGCCTCGCGCGACGCGCCGCCCTACCGCCACTTCCGGCCACCTGGCCCGCCAGGGAGGCCGAGGTCCTCATCAACGGGAAGCCCCTGGACAGCTGGGCCGACCGCGGCGAGGTCGAGTACCTGCCCGCGGCTGACGTTGGCGAGTGGTACGTCCCTCCCGGAGCCGAACTGGAGCACTCCAACCCTGAGCGCTTGCGGAGTTCCGACTGGCGCCACTACATCAAGCCAGACCCGACCTTCCGCCGCCTAATCCTGGGCGAGTGGGTAGACCTAGAGCCGGAGGCCGACCATGGCTAGGGAGATCCGCTACCACGGGCGCGCGTCACAGACCGGCCTGACCCTCACGGCCACGGTCTACGACGACCAGGGCGCCGTGCACACCTCGGGCATCGCCATGACCGAGATCGGGGCCACGTCCGTCTACTACTGCGACATGCCGACGGCCGATGCCGGCGCCTACTTCGCCCAGATCCTGAACGGCACGACCCGGATGGGTGGGGCCGACCTCATGTGGGACGGGGCGCGCGAGGTCACCGAGCACCACCTGGGCAGGCTCATCGGCAACCGCCGGCAGACCGACCCCACCACGGGGAAGGAGCAGCTGTTCGATGACGACGACGTGACCGTGCTCCTCGAGGGCGACCTTTACGAGGACGTGGCCGGCGGCACCCCATACTCCGGGACCAGCACCGGCGCCGACCGACGGGACCGACTGCAGACGCCCTAGCCCATGGCCATCTCACTCGTCACCCGCGGCCTGGCCCGCCTCCGAAGCCTGCTCGCCGTCACGTGGGGGCTGGGTCGATCTGGCCCGAACGCCCCCGCGGTCGAGTACGGCTTCTTCGCGGCCGATGCGGTCTCCATGACCCCCATGACCTGCCAGGCCTCCATGCGCTCGATCACCGACGCGAGCTCCCTGCGCGTGCACACCGACGAGACCTCGCTCGAACCTGCCACCGAGGCCCCCAGCTTGCGGGCCTACAGCACCAGCCGAACCGCGACATGAAGCAGCACCACCAGAAGGACAGCACCATCTACCTGATGGCGCGCCCCACGCTCCCCAACAACGTGGTCCTGAACCAGGACCTGGTCACCGAGTGCACGCTCGAGGTCTACGACAAGGCGGGCACCCTGGTCTGGACCAAGGGGCTCAACGTGTCCTTGGACCCGCCGGTGGGGTGTTTCTTCAACAGCGTGACCACCGACCACACCAACGACCCCTGGTGGAAGAAGGACTCGGGGGGCTACACCTTCTGGTATGCGCTCACCCCTGGGGACCTGGACGACAACGCGAGCGCCCTGGACCTGCAGGGTGGCCAGTTCTACGACGTGCGCGCCGTGCTGCAGACCGAGGGCGGGGTGACCTCCTGGCCCGAGCTCGACGACTACGGCCCCCAGGTGGTTGAGTGGCGCGTGTCCCTGGCCTCAAGTCGCGGGTAGCATGCCCAGACGCGGACAGAAGGGCCTCGAGGCCTTCATCAAGGAGTGCCTCGAGGCGGACAACGGCCGGGCAGCCAAGGCCCTGGTCGAGTCGGCCGTGCGCGTTGCGATCACGGACGGCATGCAGCTCCTCCTGGACGAGGGCGGGAACCTGGTCCTGGACGAGGATGGGAACCGCCAGCTGGTCTTCAACAAGAACGCCTGGCACCCGGACTCACAGCAGGCGCGCCGGGACCTCCTGGACCGCTACTACGGGAAGCCGGCCACCAAGGTCGAGGTCAGTCACAAGAAGCCCCAGAGCTTCCTGCTTGATCCCGACATGGTCGCCCTGCACGGCGCCCGCTTCATCGAGATCGAGGACGTGGCAGAGGACGGCACCGCGATCCTCCGCCAGGTCGTGGCGGCACCCGAGGAAGGCGAGACCGTGGACGATGTCCTGGCGGAGCTGAACGGCAACGGCCAGGCGGGGGGGGATGATTGATCGAGGCCGAGCAGCGACCACGCATCATCGCGCCGGGCATCCAGCGCGTGATTCGTTCCAGGCACCCCGAGCTCCTGGTCGAGGGACCGGCGGGCACCGGGAAGACCTATGGCCTGCTCGAGGCCGCGGCGCTCGAGGGGATGATCTACCCTGGGATCCGCACCCTGTTCATCCGGGCCACCCGGAAGAGCATGAACGAGTCCGTTCTCCAGCTCTGGGAGGAGGAGATCCTCGGCCTGGACCATCCGGCCGTGGCCGGCGGAGCGCAGCGCGGCCAGCGCTCTCAGTACGTCTTCCCCAGGCGGAGGACCGTGGTGGATGGGAAGGTCTACGAGGGCCAGAGTTGGTACGCCCTGGTGGGGATGGACTCCCCAGAGCGGATCATGTCCTCGCAGTACGACCGGGCCTACTACTTCGAGGCCACCGAGGGGACGCTCCACCAATGGGAGCTGGTCAAGACGCGGATGCGACGCTTCCACACGCCCTACGGGCAGATGGTGGCCGACTGCAACCCATCGAACGAGTTCCATTGGCTGAACCAGCGAGCCGAGGACGCCTACAAGATCCCGGCGGACCTGATCGGGAAGGTGCCCTTCCCAGCCGAGGGCATGAAGGTCATGGAGCGGGTACTCACCTCGCTCTCCGACAACCCCAAATACTACAACCCCTTCAAGCGGGAATGGACTTGGGAGGGCCTCCAGTACCGGATGGACCTCGAGCAGTTGACCGGGGTGAACTACCAGCGCCTGGTCTCCGGCCTCTGGGTCTCCGCCGAGGGGCAAATCTGGGAGAACTACCGCCGCCAGAAGCACGTGGTCCAGGGGCACCTCCATCTCCAGGACGGCGTCTGGCGCCTCAAGCCGGTGTCGGGCGAGACCAGCTCGGGCTACCTCCTGCGCGAGGACTTCAAGGAGCGCCCGGTGGCGTGGTTCGGGATCAGCGTGGACTGGGGCTGGCACCCGGACCCCGGCGTCATGCAGCTCTGGGCCTTCGACAAGGCTGGCCGCGCCTTCCTCGTGAAGGAGCGCTACCAATGCAAGACTCAGCTGGACGAGTGGGCGAACCTGGCCGCGGAGTGGCAGGCCGAGTACGACGTTCGGACCATCGTATGCGACCCCTCCGACCCCGAGGCCATCGACAAGCTCAACGAGCGGATCGGGGAGAAGCGGGGCCGCGAGGGTGTGGCCTACGCCACCAAGGCCAACAACGGGATCCGCGCCGGCCTGGACCAGGTTCGGTGGGGCTTCGACAACGACGAGACCGGGGAGCCGCGCATCCGCATCCTGGCCAACTCGCCCGAGGTCACGTGCACCATCCGCAAGCAGGCCAAGCGCCCCACCTCCTGGGTCCAGGAGCTCGGCAGCTACGTCTACAAGGCCCAGGTGGACGGCAAGCCCAACAAGGAGATCCCGGACCCGCTCTGCGAGGACCACGCGTGCGACGCCGCCCGCTACATGCTCATGGACGCATGGGACAGCCCCCAGGAGCCGATCATCGTCCAGAAGACCCTCAAGCCCGGGCAGCTCGGGCACAAGTTCGACCACGACCGCGTTTTCAAAGAGGCCGTCGAGGCCGCATTCCCCGAGGACAGCCATGACCTTTACGACTAGCACCGCGAGCCTTTGGGCCGCCATCGAGTCCGACCTGGAGAAGCAGGAGGACGAGCTCGCCACCTACGAGCGCCTGATCGAGGCCTACCTGGGCCAGGACATGGCGCCGACCAACCACACCTATGAGTTCTCCACCCTGACGGCGCCCCAGATCGCCTTCCAGAACGCCAAGGTGAACGTCAAGAGCCGCGTGCCCGGCCTCTGGTCCCAGTACCAGGTCGGGATCCGCTACTCCCTCGAGGTCGTGCAGCAGGACCAAGAGACCTCCTCCGTGCTCGAACAGGTCTGCATCGAGTCCTTCTTCTGGCGCGGGGTCACGATGGTCAGCGTGGAGCTCGACCACGCGCGCACCTTCTCGGATGACTCCTACTGCGTGGGCTTCACCCACAACGAGGACGGATCCATGCGGCCGGGCGAGGTGAGCTTGGACGAGGGCGAGGCCCTCACCACGTCGAGGCCTGGGAAGCGCGCCCGCGTCCCCGTCATCTCCCGCATCGACCCCAAGGACTTCGTCCAGGACGGATCCGGCAAGGGTGAGAAGACCCTCCGCCGCATGGGGCACCGCTACTACAAGGGCCGCCAGGAGCTGCTCGCTCTGGCCAGGATGGAGAAGGGCTGGAACAAGGAGAGCATCGACCGCGGCGCCACGGCTGTCTATGAGGCCGCCACCGGCGAGAGCTTCAACGAGGACACCAACGACACCATGCTCGAGGTCTGGTGCGTCTGGGTTCCCCACTACTACCCCAACACCCCCGAGGGCAAGAAGGCCAAGGGGGACCGCCGC